GTTCGGAACCAATGCTTCAAGGGGCTACATTGCTGTAGACGCTTTAACATCCAAACCGTTGCTCGAGTCCCTTAAGTAAAGGTGACTCTTTCTACCCACTAGGAGTGGTAGATTTCCCGTTTGCCAGATGACTATAAGTAATATTACTTAACATTCCTCACGGTATTTCTTCATCTTTAGCAATACACGTATTGCTTTTAATGGAGAATCCTTGCGGAGGGTTGTCTCGGCCGAACCTTCCTTCTTAGCCTTAGCTCTATCTAGAAGGCCAACAAACTCATTGATACGGTCCAGATCATCTAATCTTTCGATTATAAAATCTAGATCATATTCATATCAGTTTTGTTGTCCTAGTGGATTCTCCATTAGTAAACGCTTATTAAGAATAAGCATGTACAACAGAGACCACATAAAGTAAATAGCTGTCTCTAATTGAGATCCAAGAGGATCCCAATCGGATGAAGTTAAATGCTTATATGGTTCCAAACTAGGTTCAGCTGCTACCAACATTGCTCACGCCATCTCTCTCGATTGGTTGTCTGGAGAGCCAGGCTCTTCAGACTCTTGGATGTTCCCATGATCAAACAAGGGATCAGCCAAAGCCATTCTTATCCATCCCTCCTCTGGATTCCATGCTCCCATAAAGGAGTCTGAAGTCTTAGGGGAAGGAACAAGTCCTTTAAGAATATGACTAATAGATACTTTAATGTAATCTACATTAGAATTTATTAGTATACTCTTATAAAACTTTTGGACAGGTGCTTCAGGGTTAAGTATACTCTGAAACACTTGAACGAAAGGGACTTTCTTGGAGGTTGCACACATTGATCATAGAGCCAAGAGAGAGAATGAATTGTCTCCCTCCTTTGACTTAGATCTCCGTGTTACTCTTTCAAATCATCTCACTCAGTGAGTTGAGACAATATTCCTCTGCAAAAGTGCATAGAGAATGTTGACTCTTCCCATCATAGTGTTCTGACTAATGAAAGCTTTCCAAGGTAGCGCTGATACATCCTTGACTCCCTTCCCAGTAACCTTAGCAAACTCAAATGCCTTGGCTTCTGGTGTTGAGATGACTGACTTTGATAGGTTGATACCCACTCCTAACATTTCCATAATGGAAAGATAGTATTGAGCAACTTCCTTATCAAAGATTACTATATCATCACCTAATAGCTCATAATTGGTATATCAGGGGTTTTGCTGAACAAGTTTTCCAGAAGGACCAATTGGTCCTGCCAGTAACTTAAACAGTGTAGACTTCCGAAATGCCAACTGGACTATGAGATGATGGGTTACAGCCAACATGGCTCAGCTCGAAAGAGCCCCCATAGGTTGCCCTACAGCGTATCTTACAGAGTGAGAACCATATTCTTTTGAATCAAGGATGTAATCACGATCAGTTAACAACTTAGCCCAAGCTTTAGCTACCGGGAGCCCTAAAAAGGCCCCTAGTATCTGAACTTGAATCGAAATTGGAAGCCGATCGGTTGCAGCACTTAGATCATAACCAAAAGATCCATGCCCTTGATTAGCCTTAACTATACAACGTTGTACAGCTAGAGTTTGATCAAAAGTAGCATCATT